TGCTGAATTCTTAGAATAAAGTCTGTTGGCAGCACTCTCTCTTTCCTTCATCCACTCTTCTCTGGATGCGGCAATCTTCTTCTGCTTCTGAGTCTTAGAAAGCGACTTATCGCCCTTGATAGCCTTACGATTAGTCTTATACATAGCTTTAGCAGCTTTAACCCGTCTATCATGACGAATGCCCCAGCGCATCCCAAGAACGCCATAGTGCTGAAGAGAATCCTCTGCACCAAAACGAACTACAGCGTAGTATTCACTCATTTTGATTTCACCTTCTTCCCCTTTTTAATGGTTGCTGTACCTTTGGCCACTTTCGGCTTTCTTTGATGAGGACGATCGGACCATTGAGCGGTGCCATCTCCTGTTTTCTTGCCTTCTGACACTTTTACTGAGTTCGTATCGACGCGCCAGGAAGATAGAGAGGGGAGCCCCAAGAGTTTCGCCAATCTGTTCCTTTTTCTATACAGCTTTGCCGTTGTCTTAGTTAGCGTACCGTCTTCGTTCTTATCCACTTTCTTATAATCCTTAACATCCCAGCCAAGATCATGGTAGCCCTTCTTTGCTTTCTCAGATACACCATTAGCGGCGCGCTTAACCTGATATGTGGCAGCCCCGGCAACCTTTCCAACCTTGCTGTTAGAAATCTTTCCAAGAAGTGTTTTATCGTATTTGTTCTTCGCCTTCTCGTACTCGCCATAGGTTTTCTTAGTAAGGGCTTTGTCTTTTACCAAAGTCTTCGCAAGCTTCTTCTCTAAATTTCCGCCCGGCTTAAAATTTGGATCAGTCTTAGCCATAGCAACAGCAAGCGCCAGATTCTTCCCCTGATTGTAGAAAGCATCTTTCATAGCTTTGCCGGTTTTCTTTTTCCTTATAAGAGCACTTACGCCAACCTTATCGTCAACTGCTTTTACAGCACTCTTTGCGCCGCTTGCAACTCCTCCGGCAGCCTTCCCGGCTTGATACGCAGCGTATTCGGCAGGATTATAAAAGTAACGGTACTTGCTTCCTACCTGCACTCTGGTAAAATATTTGTGGCTCTTTTTCGTCGAACCTTTCTTTCCAAAGCCAAAGAGGTGTTCAAGATGATCATCCTGCCCCTCTCTGACTACAGCGTAGTATTCACTCATCTACTCACCTCACTCAAATGAATCTTTATATAATTTGTAAACAACCCACGCGTCCATCAGTGCGGAAACATTATCGATCTTCTGCTCATAGCGATCCTTTAAAAGCTTCCTGTTTCCGTTAGTGTCCTCAATGGTTATACAGTTGCCCATCGTAAAGGACATGATCTCCTCGTCAAACAAAAGCTTCCTATCCTCTGCAAGATGCTTAAGCTCACCAAGAGGTACAGACTCGGTTCTGGCACCCTGAATTACTTTCTCAACACCAAAAGAACCGTTCTCGGTCGTCCATCTTTCGATAAACTCTCTGGCATTGTAAGGATCGTATCCAACCGCTCGAACATCGTAGGCAACTCTTCCGTTGATAAAGTCATACAAATTCTCATAAACCATAGTCATATCAAGGGCTGTTCCCGGCATAACGATGAGCGATCCTTCACTTAAGAACTTCTCGTACTTCATTCTCATAGCCATCGGAAGTTTGTACAAAGTCCGCTCTGTTATGTAACTTCTTGCCTTTACACCAAACCTGTCACCGCCAAGCGGGAAGAGGAATGTAAAAGCACAGAAGTCATCGCCTCTTGACAAGTCGCACCCCATAGCACAGGGTAGTTGCCAGAACTCTCTTTTCCTATGAAGTTTGGTTTCCTCATAAGTAAAGAAATAGGTGTAGCCTTCCATAGGAATGCCAAACCTTTTGGCTAAAATATCATTTCGAGACGCCGGCGCTTTCTCAGCCCTTTCCTTATCAAGCTGGTAAGTCTCATAGCTTACCGTCTTTCCAAGATTTGGATTGGCTTTTAGCCACATGGCCGGATTCTCGACTTCCTTAATGTCGTCAAGCCTGTAGTAGAAGATTGAGACATGCGGAGCGATATAGTCGCCCCTAAGGATGGACATAAGCTCCATTTTGATCGTATCGCCAACCGAGTTTCGAACCGTTCCTTCAGATGAGATTGCAAGGATTGTGTATGTTTCGTTTTTACTTGCGCCCTGCTCCAAAGTACCGATAACGTCCTCTCTGATATCGCCAGACAGCCATTCGTCGACCGAGTTGATCGGGGAGTTTAGACCCTGAAGCTTATCAATCGACATAGGTCTGACCTCAAGGAGAGACCCCGTTAAGAAGTTCTGAATTCCCTTCTTTGTTGAGGCAAGCTTTACTCTGTTTGCCTTAAGACCTGTTGTGTTCTGAAGGGAACCTTCAGTTAGAAACTTAAAGAAAGGGCCCCTTGCCCTTACAATCGCAGTTCGAATCGGGCTCATGACCTCTTCTGCCTGCGGCATTGTAGGCGCTGTGGTTACCTGATGTGTCGTTGCAGGGTTTACAGTTAATTCGTATGCCTGAATACAGGCAACGTACATCGATTTGGCTGATCCTCTGGCCGTTATTATGTACTGCTTTTTGGTCAGCCTCTTTTTGTGCTTTCTCGTTACGTATCTACCGCCTGACTTATTCTGATACGGCTCAAAAGCACTGATTTCTTCGTAGTAATACCAACCGTAAAGCTCCTCTCCCCATAACTTGAACGAATCCAGCAAATGAAGGTCAGAGCCATCGGTAAGCGTGAGCTCGTTTTCACAGAACCTGATCCATCCCTCTACTGCCTGGTCGTCGTAGTAAACTCCCGGATTTCTGATAAGGTCGTCGATTCTGTTCATCTCCATGGAGATCTCACGGTTGATTGGTATTTCGCCGCGAAGCACTTTCTCCCTAAACTGTCCATAGTACTTAGGAGTTGCGGTGTTTGAAAGCATTTAATCAACTCCTTTTACTTGTTATAGGCCGAGCATGGAAGCATTACGTCTACGAAGCTCCTCCTGATAATCTTCATTCTGTTTTGAGGCCTCGCTCAAAGATACATCGCCGGCTTTTCTTAAAACCCGCTCTACACTCTTTGGTTTTTGCTTCGGAATATCGTTCACAGGGGTTGGCTTCCATCGATCCCATTCTTCAGGTGTCAACCACCGCATTTCTTTAGACGATTGTGGTTCAGGAGGAAGGGGCGTGGGCTTAGGTGTGGCTGTAGGTGTAGGTTTAGGAGTAGGAGTAGGGGTTGGTGTTGGCTTAGGCGTATCGTTCCTAAACACGCTCCAGTCACCTTCCTTCAGCTTGAACCCCTGGTCAATCTTCCCATGCCCGCTCACGCTTGCTTGAAGTTTTCGCTGCTTCGCCTCATCGCTTTCGTTTTCCTCTCGCTTGGTTCCACTAACGCTCTTGAGCCAGTCCAAAGTTTCGTTGTCTTTGATTCGATCGCTAGCCTCTTTGAGCTGCTTCTCATACTTCCTTTGCTGATACTTCTCGTTGGCTTTATTTGCAGCATCTTTTGTTATATTTCCAGCCAGTTTTAAAGCTCTATCGATAATATCGGGCTCATTGTTCTTAGATCCGCCATTGCTGTCGCTATCGTCAACGCTATTAAGAATAGACTTAGTATCAAGTCCAAATTCTTCCCTAAGACTCGTAAACGCCTTATGAGCATTCACAACGGCATCCGCGCCAGTCTTAACAGCGCCAAGTCCTTTAATAACTTTATCAAAAGTTGAAGGTGGAAGACCCTTCTTATACTTATCAAGGTTCTCGGCAGTTTTACCAAGAGCCTGCGCCCTTTTAGATAATTTCAAAAGATCGTCGTCGGTCATCTGGCCTTTAAGCTCTGAGATTTTCTTAAAGTCAACGTTAGCGATGGCCTTATCAATATCGGCTCTAAGGTTCTTTCTAGCTTCTTCAGCTTTAGCCTGAGCCTTTGCCTCTTTCTTTTCGGCTCTTGCGGCTTTTCTCTCTGCTCTCTTTTTAACCCGGTCTTCTGATCGTCTCTTTTTACCGGCATTCTTCAGCGTCCCGTCATAGTTCTGAAATCTTCGAATTCCCCATTTCTGGCCTAAGATTCCGTGATGCTCTAAAAACGAGCCGTTTTCCATTTCGTCAAAGTATTCAAGCATGGGTTTTACTCACCCCCTGTCTGGTCCTCCAGTGTTTTGTTATACGCATTCGAACTGATTCCAAGGAGCGCCCCAAGGAACGTATCTACCGCGGCGATCGTCCCTACGACCTCAGTTGCATAAGGGAAGCCCCAGATCTTTGACAGTGCAAAGTAAAGCGTTCCTGCTGCCGGAAGAAGAATCTGCGCAATCCATTTAAGATAGTCATACGTCTTATTACTCATCTTCATACATAAACTCCTTTCTTCTCGTCTCTATATCGATCTTCTCAGCCTCGTCCTCAGAAACGATCTTAAGTTTCTGGCAGGCCTCATAACCGATCTTTCCATCTCCGTTCCCACCCGCTTCAAAGTACGGCTGGGCGAGCATCTCCAAATTGCCTTTTTCTTTGACCGTGATACATCCTCTTCGCACGTACTTGTCACTAAGATAAATAATCTTGTCATGGCCGAGGGCAACCAGCATCTTCGACTGTGCTGATTCTTTAGCCTCTTCTTTTTCTCTCCGTCTATCTCTTCTCTGAAGCAGGTATATGACTAAACTCATAACTCCAGAGGAAGAGAAAGCGGAGATCAGTGCCGTAACAATTACCACATCGATCTTCACTTCTCTTCCCTCCTTTTACTTACTTCTCGGATTCGATCCGGCGGATCTCCTTACGAAGCTCCTCCCTCTCGTACTCGGTCTGGGCCTCGTCGTACATTCCCTCAAGCTTCGCAATCATGCGATCTTTAAGAGAATGCCCACTCATGCCTCCATCTCGCGAGACATATCTACCCGTAACTGGTGATCTCATTGGCGCGTAAGCGTTTGTGTTGGGATTCATACCATCCATGTAAACTCTTGGCATTATGTTGCGCCTTGAGTACATGGAAGAAGAATTATCCCATTCGCCAGGCTCACCCATATCCATATCGTCGTACATAAGCTCTCTGCGAAGCTTATACGCCTTGCAAAGCATCTCAAGGTCGGCGGAGGTGAGATCTTTCTTCTTGTTCATATCCTCGATGCATTCATCGAGAATCTCCTTTGTCTTATAGGCAAGTTTATCCATTTTGATTTCTCCTCCTTTCCTTACATCTTCGGCGGTGTGATAAGGACGTTGGCTTTCTTCACCAGGATAGGAATCGGACTGGTATTTCGAATGCTAACGCTCTCACAGCACCCACACCAGATCTGAACATTGGCAGCCCGAGA